ATGATCGTGCGCGCACTCCAAGGCGACACGGTCGACGCGCTGTGCTGGCGCTACTACGGCCGCACCGACGGCACCGTCGAAGCCGTGCTCGAGGCGAACACCGGGCTCGCCGATCGGGGCGTAGTGCTGCCGACCGGCACGGCCGTCTACCTGCCGGCACTCGACACGGTGACGAGCACAAAGCCGCTGCTGCAACTGTTTGACTGACCCCGGAACCGCCATGGCCGAACCCAACACCACCACCGCCGCCGCGCTGTCGACCGCGATCGGGCTCGCCGGCCTCGCGCCCGGCATCGACGGCAACGCGCTGATCGGCGCGTTCACGGGCGCCGCCCTCGTCGTCGTCACGTCGAAGGAGATCGGCGCCGCGCGGCGCGCGGCCTACATGCTGATCTCGCTCGTGATGGGCTACCTCGCCGCGCCGGAAATCGTCAACGCCACGCCGATCCATTCGACCGGCGTCGCCGGGTTCTTCGCGGCCGCGCTCGTGATCGCCGTCACGCTGCAGCTGATCGAGCGGGTCAAGACCTTCGACCTGCTGTCGCTGTTCCGCAAAGGGGAATGACATGCACCTCCCGCTCGCGCTGGTCGCACTCGCCGCGCACCTCGCCGCGCTCGTGCGCGTGCTCACCTACCGCCGCAACGGCGCGCGGCACCGCCGCCATGCGTCGTGGGTCGCGTGGGCGCTCGTCGCGGTGACGGGCGGCGCATCGATCGAGCTGGTGCTGCATGCGCAATCGGTGCGCTTCTTCGACGCGGCCACCGCGGTGCTGCTGGCGATGTTCGTGTACGGCACGCGCGGCAACGTCGCGCGTCTTCTGCGGAGTGAGTGAACGATGAAGACCCGCCGCCTCGGCGACCACGGCGACGACGTGGGCCTGCTGCAACGCCGGCTGATCCGCGCCGGCTATCCGGTGCAGGTGACGCACGTCTACGACGACGCGACCGAAGCCGCCGTGATCGCGCTGCAACGAAAGACCGGGCTCGTCGACGACGGGATCGCCGGCCCCAAGACCTACGCGGCCCTCGCCACCGGCCAGCGCGATCCGCAGCACCTCGGCATCGCCGACCTCGAACGCGCGGCCCGCACGCTTGCCGTCCCGCTCGCGTGCATTCGCGCGGTGAACGAAGTCGAATCGCGCGGCGCCGGCTTCCTGTCCGACGGCCGGCCGGCGATCCTGTTCGAGCGCCACGTGTTCTGGAAACGCCTGCAGGCGCGCGGCATCGATCCGGCGCCGCTCGCGGCCCGCCAGCCCGACATCGTGTCGACTGCGCGCGGCGGCTATCGCGGCGGCGTCGCCGAATACACGCGCCTCGCCGCGGCCGAACAGACCGACGCCGGCGCGGCCTGGGAATCGGCGAGCTGGGGCGCGTTCCAGGTGATGGGCTATCACTGGCAGCGCCTCGGCTACGCAAGCGTCGACGAGTTCGTCGCGCGCATGGAAAGCGGCGAAGCGGAACACCTCGACGCATTCGTGCGCTTCGTCGCCGCGGACAACGCGCTGCTCGCCGCGCTGCGCGCGCACAACTGGGCCGCGTTCGCGCGCGGCTACAACGGGCCCGACTACGCGGCGAACCTGTACGACGTGAAGCTCGCGCGCGCGTACGACCGGTATGCGTCGCAGCAGCCGCTTGCGGCGGCGAGCGCCGGGCCGGACGACGACGCGGCCGCCGCATGAGCGAGCTCGCCGTGAAGCTCGCCGCGGGCCTGATCGCGCTTGCCGCCTGCGTCGCCGCCGTGCTGTACGTGCGCGCGCTGCACGTCGATCTGGCGACATCCCGACAGCAGCTCGCCGGCGCGCAGCAGGCGCTCGCCGCGCGTGACACCGCAATCGAGCGCCTGCAGCAGGACGCCGCCGACCGGGCCCGACAGCAGGCGCGGCTCGACCGCACGCAAACCGCGATCGCGTCGAAGCTCGATGCCGTTCGCCTTGAAAACCGGAGATTGACCGATGAAAACGCCGCGCTTCGCGCCTGGGCTGACGCTCCTTTGCCTGACGATGTTGTCCGCCTGCAAACCCATCCCGCTCTCACCGGCGCCGACGATTACGTCGAACGCGTGCCAGACGGTGAGCCCGTGCACGCTGCCGGCGCTCGCGCCGCGCACCAACGGTGATCTCGACGCGGCGCTCACGAGCGTGACGGCCGCGTGGGCAACGTGCGCGGCCCGGGTCGACATGATCGCGGCGTGCCAGGCCGGCGCACGGCCGGCCATGCAAGCCGATACGGAGGCACGCCCCCATGAATAAGCCCGACAGCCTGCGGCGCGCGCTCGTCGCCGCGGTTCCCGCGCTCGGCGCCACGCCGGACAAGCTGACCGTGCGCATCGAGCAAGGCACGATCGCCGCGACCGGCACCCTGTCCGCGTCCTTCGAATACCGGTACGTCGCGCGCGTGCTCGTCACGGATTTCACCGGCGACACGGATCCCGTATTCGTCGCGCTGGTCGACTGGGTGCGCGCGAACCAGCCCGATCTCGTGACCAACCCCGCGGCGCAGGCGAGCGGCATCGTCTTCGAGGCGATCGCGCGCGAACCGGCCGCGACCGACCTGTCGATCCGGCTCGCGTTGACGGAAAGCGTCGTCGTGACCACCGGGCCGGACGGCCAGCGCGTCGTCACGCACGTCGACGATACGCAGGCTGATGCGCACGACACGCTGACGTGGGTGGCCATGCCGCAGCGAGGCGCCGCATGACGACGTCCGCGCTCATCGACCTGTCGAGCCTGCCGGTGCCCGATGCGCTCGACGCACTCGATTTCGAAACGCTGTATGCGCGCCGCAAGGCCGCGCTGATCGCGCTCTGGCCGACGCCGGAGCAGGCGGAAATCGCCGCGACGGTGGCGCTCGAATCCGAGCCGCTCGCGCGCCTGCTGCAGGAAAACTGCTATCGCGAGCTCGTGATGCGCCAGCGCATCAACGATGCCGTGCGCGCCGTGATGCTCGCGTATGCGCAAGGCAGCGACCTCGACCAGCGCGCGGCGCTGTTCGGGATCCAGCGGCTCGTCGTCACGCCCGCCGACCCGGCCAACGACATTCCGGCCGTCTACGAGGACGACGACGCGCTGCGCCGCCGCATCCAGCTCGCGCCGCAGGGCTTCAGCGTGGCCGGCCCGTCCGCCGCGTACGAGTCGAAGGCGCTCGCCGTCGACGGCCGCCTGCTCGATGCGAAGGCCACGCGCCCGCAGCCGGGCGACGTGCTCGTCACGCTGCTGTCGCGCGACGGCGACGGCACCGCCGACGACGCGCTCTGCCGCAAGGTCGAAGCCGCGCTCGCGGCGGAGGATCAACGGCCGCTGAACGACACCGTGCTCGCGCGGCCCGCGGAGATCGTCCGCTACCGGATCCGCGCGAAGGGCTACACGCGCTCGGCGGTCGGCGCCGACGTGCTGATCGCGCAGGCGACGAAGAACGCCCGCGCGTATGCGGACAAGGTGCGCCGCCTCGGCGTCGGCGTCGCGGAATCGGCGATCAAGGGGGTCTGCCAGGCTGCCGGGCTGTCGAGGACGGAGCTGATCGAGCCGGCCGGCGACCTGCCGATCGGCCCGACCCAGGCGTCGTTCTGCGTCGACGTCGTCATCGAGTACGGCGGCATCTATGTCTGAGCTGCTGCCGCCGAACGCGACGCCGCTCGAGCGGCGCGCCGCGACGGCGCTCGCCGCGAGCGTCGACCTGCCGGTGCCGGTGCGCGGCTACTGGAACCCGGACGACTGCCCGGCGGCGTTGCTGCCGTATCTCGCGGCCGAGGTGTCGGTCGACGGGTGGGAGCTCGCCGAGTCGGACGACGCGCGCCGCGCGCTGATCCGCTCGGCGATCGCGCTGCACCAGAAGCGCGGCACGCCGTGGGCCATTCGCGAAGTGATCCGCCGGCTCGGCTTCGGCGAGGTGACGATCGTCGAAGGCCGGCGCGTGCGGCGTCGCGACGGTTCGGCCCGGTACAACGGCGACTACGTGCACGGCCGCGAAACGGCGTGGGCGGAATACATCGTCAAGCTGTCGCGGCCGATCACCCGCGACCAGGCGGACAACCTGAAGGCGGTGCTCGAACGCTACGCGCCGCGACGCTCGATGCTCGCGTCGCTCGACTATCGCGAGGCACCGATTCGCTACAACGGCTTCGCACGCCGCGATGGCCAGTACAACAGAGGGAGTATCAACGCATGACTGATCTGGTTGAAAGCTCGAGCTGGACGCCCGGTATTCGTCAGTTCGAAACGTCCGATCCGGTGGAGGGTGGGCCGGACGGGATCGATAACGTGCCGCTGCGGCAGCTGGCGAATCGGACGCGGTTTTTGAAGGACAGGCAGGAGGCGCACGAGGGCGCCGTCGATCCGTATCCGCAATACGCGACGAAAGCGGATCTCGCGCAGAAGGTGGCGGCGCTCGTCGATCAGTCGCCCGAGGCGCTCAATACGCTCAGGGAGCTGGCGAACGCGCTCGGCAATGATCCGAGCTTCGCGACGACGGTGACGAATGCGTTGGCGCAGAAGGCGCCGATTGAGTCGCCGGTTTTTACGGGGGTGGCGAAGGGGACGACGCCGGCGCAGTTTGATGGCAGCACGCAGTTGGCAACGATGGCGGCTGTGCAGCGCGCGCTCGGCAGCTTCCAGACGTCGGTCGGTCTTCCGGCCGGCACCACGAACGGATCGGTCGCCGATATCGGCAAGTACTTCACGCAGCAAGCGGCCGCCGCCGCAACGTATGCGCTGCCGTCGACTGCGGGATTGCCTTCGGGCTCGGCAATCGCGTTCAAGGTCACGTCCAATTTTCCGTTGACGATTCAATGCAACGGCGGTGACATGATTAGCGCGAACGGTCAGACCGTTTCGAGTCTGACGCTTGGTACCGGCGATGACGTGATGCTCGTTTGCCCGCAAAAGGGGTTTTGGTTTGCGTCGGGATCCGCTGTCGTGGGGCAGTCGAGCAAATTTGCGGCGTCGCTAAACGGCTTCGGTTATCAAAAACTGCCGAGTGGCCTGACTCTTCAGTGGGGCTCAGCAACATCGTCGCCTAATGGCTTTCTCTCGATCAATTTCCCGATCGCATTCCAGAACGGGCCGCTCCAGATTGCGACTGGTCTTCAGAACTCATTGAGCACGGCTCCCGTTTCGGCGCTTTACAACAACGGATCAGCGTCGAAATCGTCGTTCAATTTGGCTGTTGTGGCTCCGTCGGGTTCATACATGGCATACGCAGTGTCGTGGATTGCATTTGGATGGTAGGAGTATTTCATGGCTCAGAAACAAGCTGCCTTCGACACGAAAGGCAACCTCGTCGCCTTCTACGATACCGTCGACAGTCCCGCCCCATTGGGCGTGAATATCGTCGACATCACTGACGACGAATGGCGCACATTGATCGAAGGTCAGTCGCACGGCAAGCGCGCCGCGCTCGACGGGAACATGCGTCCCGTGCTGATCGACCCGCCTGCGCCAACGCGTGACGACGTCGCAGCAGCCATGCGCAGCAAACGCGACTCGGCGATGAGCGCGACCGACTGGCTCGTATCGCGTCACCAGGACGAAAAATTGATTGGAAACGGCACGACGCTTTCGGCCGCGCAGTTCTCGACGCTCATCAAATACCGTCAGGCGCTGCGCGACATCAGCGACGCGGAAGGCTGGCCGCATATCGCTCTTCCGCCGGCACCGGACTTCGTGACCGGGATTGCTTGATCCCCCTTCCCCATCAACCAACGCGGCGTCGACGGCACGCCGCAGGATGACCACCACGGCGTACGCGTCATCGAGATCAACGATGGCGCCCGCCGGATCCGCGTCATCTGGCCGTCCGTCGTCGGCATCATCTGCAGAGCCTACGTCGACGCCAACTCATTCCCGCCCCACACGCTGTTCCTTCCGATCGACGTCGGCGTCGCACGACTTCGCTTGCGCGCTTGATGCACCTCTCCATCACCTACCACATCACCTACCACTTCAGGTCGATGCGTAGGGCGAAAACACAACGTGCCGCGTACGCTTCGCCCATGCAATGAACCCTGCCTGTTGCGCAGATCCTCGAGAACAGCGGATCCACGCACTCGAGCGTCTTGCTCCACACCACGATTCCACAAAACTTCAGCCCGGCTGCGATCACGGCATCACCAGTGCACGCGTTCCAGCTCCCTAAACGCAGAGATGAAGCGCGCAACCATCCTCGCGTCCATCACCACGCCCATCGATCCGCGATTCCCCACACCCATTACCCCACCCGCCTAACACCCCTTCCGTCCTCACCGCCACGACACACGCGATCGCTCGCCCCACAAGCCCCCCCCCGGCACCATTGACCCCATGGACGCTAACGAAACTCAACGGCAGGCACGCAACGCGGTGCGCAAGGGAACGATCCTCGCGATCAACCATGCGCGCGCGTTGTGCCGCGTCTCGGTGGGCGACCCCGACACCGACGGCGGCGGCCTGCAGACCAACTGGATTCCGTGGATCGCCTGCGCGGCCGGCACGACGCGCGACTGGCTGCCGCCGACCGTCGGCGAGCAGGTCGTCCTGCTCTGCCCGATGGGCGATCCGGCGCAGGGCGTCGCGCTGCGCGGCCTCTTTTCCGACACGGCACCTGCGCCTGCATCGAGCCCCGACACGCACACGCGCGTCTACCCCGACGGCGCATCGATCGAATACGACCACGCCGCGCATGCGCTGAAGGCCTCGTTGCCGGCCGGCGCGACCGTGCTCGTCGTCGCGCCCGAATCGGTCGTCGTGCAGACCAAGGCCGCGACCGTGCAGGCCGAGACCATCACGCTCGATGCCCAGCAGACGACCTGCACCGGCGCGATGACGGTCAAGGGCCCGTTCGCGTTCGAAGCCGGCATGACCGGCACGGGCGGTGCGGGCGGCGGCGCCACGATGCAGATCGACGGCGCGGCCACCTTCACGCGCGAAGTGACGTCGCAAGGCATCAGCCTGCCGCATCACAAGCACCGCGAACAAGGCGATGGACAACTGGTGAGCGAACCGCAATGAAAGGCATGAACGCAAACACCGGCCGCTCGATCTCGGGCCTCGGCCACTTCTACCAGTCGATCGGCAAGATCGTGACGACGCCGCTCGCGTCGTGCGTGATGCGCCGCACGTTCGGCTCCGAGCTGCCCGACCTGATCGACGCCCCGGGCAACGGCGCGGTGCGCACGCGCCTGTACGCGGCGATCGCGACCGCGCTGATGCGCTGGGAGCCGCGCCTCACGCTCACCCGCGTCGTGCTCTCGTCCGACGACGCGGACGCGGCATCCGGCACGGTCTATCTCGACATCGAAGGCTGGACGAGCGAGAGCGGCGCGGCCGTGTCGACGCGCGTGCCGGTCGCACACGGGAGCGCGGCATGAGCGTGACCCCGATCGACCTGTCGCAGCTGCCGTCGCCCGACGTCGTCGAGACGCTCGCCTACGAAGCGCTGCTGGCCGAGCGCAAGGCGCGGCTCGTCGCGCTGTACCCGGCGGAGGAACAAGCCGAGATCGCCGCCACGCTCGCGCTCGAATCGGAGCCGATGGTGCGGCTGCTGCAGGAGAACGCCTACCGCGAGCTCGTGCTGCGCCAGCGCGTGAACGACGCGGCGCGCGCGGTGATGCTCGCGTACGCAGCGGGCCGCGACCTCGACAATCTCGCGGCGCTGTTCGGCATCGAACGCCTGACGATCACGCCCGCCGACCCGGAGCACGACATCGAGGCCGTCATGGAAAGCGACACCGATCTGCGCGCCCGCACGCAGCTCGCGCCGCAGCGCTTCTCCGTCGCCGGCCCCGAGGGCGCATACGTGTCGCACGCGCGCAATGCGGATGGCGGCGTGCTCGACGCGTCGGCGGTCAGCCCCGCGCCGTGCGAAGTGCTCGTCACGGTGCTCGCGCGCGGCGGCGACGGCACCGCGGATCCTGCGCTGCTCAAGGCCGTGACGGCCGCGCTGCAGGCCGACGACGTGCGCCCGCTCACCGACAAGGTGACGGTGCGCGGCGCGGAGGTGCTGCGCTACGCGATCCGCGCGCGCCTGGTGTTCTTCGCCGGCCCCGATCGCGCCGTCGCGCTCGCGCAGGCCAACAAGGCGATGCGCAAGTACGCGGACGACATGCACCGGCTCGGCATGGAAGTCACGCTGGACGGCATCTACGCGGCCGCCCGCGCGGCGGGCGTGCAGAAGGTGATCCTCGAAAGCCCGCTCGCCGGCATTCCGGCGACCAGGCAGCAGGCGCCCTACTGCACCGGGATCGAGCTGATCGACGGCGGGGTGTACGCCAATGACTGACGTGCTGCCGCCGAACGCGACCCGGCTCGAGCGCAAGCTCGCGGCCGTGAACGCCCGCATCGACGACGTGCGCACGCCGCTCGCGACGCTGATGAACCCCGACGCGATCCGGCTCGACCTGCTGCCGTGGCTTGCGTGGCACCTCGGCGTCGACGCGTGGAAGGGCTACTGGCCCGAGCACGTGAAGCGCGCGCGCGTCCGCGAGGCGATCCCGATCGCGCGCCGCAAGGGCACCGCCGCGGCCGTGCGCGACGTCGTCGCGACCTTCGGCGGCAACCTCGTGCTGCGCGAATGGTTCGAGCAGAACCCGCCGGGCCGGCCCGGCACGTTCGACATCGTGATGACGGTCAGCGGCCAGGAGGGCGAACCGCCGACCGCCGAATACGTCGCCGACATCCTCGCGGAAATCGACCGGACCAAGCCGGTACGGGCGCACTACACGTTCACGCAGGGCTTCGCGATGCGGGGCCGGCAACGCGTGGGCGCCGCCGCACGCGTGGCGGCCTATCGCCGCCTGAACCTCACCGACTACTGACCGCACATGGCAACCCAGATCATCATCACCGACGCCGGCCGCGCAGCGCTGGTCGCACCCGGCAACGGCGGCACCAGCGCCCACCAGGTCGTGGAAATCGGCCTGGCGAACGCGCCGTTCGTCGCCGACAAGGGGCTCGTGAAGCTGCCGAACGAGCTGAAGCGCATCACGACGTTCGGCGGCGCCAACATCGCGCCGGACACGATCCACGCGACGCTGAAGGACGACACGGCGGACCAGTACTCGCTGTACGGGTTCGGCCTCTACCTCGAGAACGGCGTGCTGCTGGCCGCCTATGGCCAGGCGACGCCGATCATGGAGAAGTCGCCGGCCGCGCTGCTGCTGCTGTCGACCGACATGCAGTTCGCGACGATCGACGCGACGCAGCTCGTGTTCGGGGATGCGTCGTTCCTGAACCCGCCGGCGACGACCGAGCGGCAGGGGGTGGTCGAGCTGGCGACGCAGGCAGAGGTGAACAACGGCGCCGACGATACGCGCGTGCTGACGCCGAAGACCGCCGCGTCTCGGTATGCGGCACTGACCGGCGCGAAGTTCACCGGCCCGGTCGTCACCGAGTTCGATGCAGGTCCGGACACCGCGCACGTCACCGTTCGCCCGCCGTCCGGCAAGACCGGCCGGGAAAGCCGCGTGCGCCTGCACGGCACGTTCGGCGCCAACAACGCCGATACCGGCACGCGTCTGGTCGCGACGGTGCGGGCAGGCTTCGACAACGGGGCATGGGGGCGCGAATACGTCGATCTGTGGCTCAACAAGACCGCCAACGATCCCGAGACCGATGCGAACCAGGCGCGCGCCGTGCGTGTCACGTACGGCGGTCGCGTGCTGGTCGGCGACGTCAGCGATGACGGCTCGAATCTGCTCCAGGTAAGTGGCGGGGCAAAGTTCGGCTGGGCGTCGGCGGGCTATTTGGCTATCGACAATGGCGCGAGCTGGTCCACGCTATACCTCAAGAACGGTGGCAAGAATCGCTGGACGCTCGGTAAGTCGGATGCAGACGACTTCGCGGTCTCTGCATTCGCCGACGACGGCACGACGCAAAGCCGCGTGCTGGATATTTCGCGGACGACGCAGGTAGCGAACTTCACGAAGCGGCCGACCTTCGCCGGCGCAACCCCCTGGGACAGCGCAAACCTCAATCCGGCGCAGTTTGTGGCAGACGCCGTGCTGACCGCGTTGGTCGGTCAGATCGTCTTCGAACCTCGAACGACGGTACGAGCCGGCTTTCTGAAGGCGAACGGCGCACTCGTGAACCGCGCGGACTATCCGCGTCTGTGGGCATACGCGCAGGCGAGCGGCGCGCTCGTATCGGAACAGGATTGGGCGAACGGTCGTTCGGGCTGCTTCTCGACCGGTGATGGCTCGACGAATTTCCGCCTCCCGGAGATGCGTGGCGAGTTCGTCCGGTGTTGGGACGACGCCCGCGGTACCGACACAAATCGCGCGATCGGCTCGTGGCAGGACAGCGCGAACCGATGGCACGGCCACGGCGCAAGCGCCTCAGCGGTCGGCGATCACGTGCATGGCGCATGGACGGACGCGCAGGGCAATCACAGTCACCACGTCAACGATCCGGGGCATTCGCACCAGATTCAGCTTTGGCTTGACGCAGGTGTGACAGATAACGGACGCGTCAGCGGGTCGTACGTAACCCGGGCCGGATCGGCTCCGAGCACGTGGAGTAGCGCAACCGGCATTTGGCTCAATGCCGACGGCAACCACGGCCACAACGTTGGCATCGGCGGCTCCGGCGCACACAGCCATGCCATCAACGTCAACGGCGACGGCGCAAACGAATCCCGCCCCCGCAACGTCGCGCTGCTCGCCATGATCCGCGCCTATTAACCTGGATACCGAACCATGCTGATTCACCACTACAGCCAGTCGACCGGCGAATACCTGAGCAGCAGCCAGGCCGATGCCGACCCGCGCAACGACCAACGCTGGCTCATCCCTGCATGGGCAACCGTCGACGCGCCACCGCCGCGCACGCCGACCACCTGGCCGTTCTATCGCGACGGCGCGTGGATCCTCCTGCCGGACTTTCGTGGCCGCATCTGCTATCGCACCGACACCGGCGAGCCCGTCGAAATCAACGTCGCGGGCAAGACCCCCGACGACCTCGGCCTGACCACCGAACCGCGGCCGTCGCCGCGCCACGCATGGATCAACGGCGCCTGGAGCGTCCCGCCCGAACTGATCGCGCAGGAGAAACGCGCGGCAGCGATGGCCGAGTTCGAACAGCGTCTGGAAACCGCGCGCAAGGCGAACGCCGGCAAGGCCGATGCCTACGCCGCGGGCCTGCTCGACGACGAAGGCATCTACTACTTCAAGGCCTGGTCGGCGTACCAGATGGCACTCGTCTCGGCGATCCAGGCGGAGACGTTCCCGGATGCCGTGACGTGGCCCGCCACGCCGGCGCCGTACGTGCCGCCGGCCCCGCCCGCCGAGCCTGCCACACCCGCAGTTCCGGTCGCGGATAGCGCGGCCTGATCCGCCCGGGAATCCTCCCGTTTCTCTCACTTGACCACATAGGAGTCGCACACCATGCCGCAGGATTACCACCACGGCGTACGCGTCATCGAAATCAACGAAGGCAGCCGTCCGATCCGCACGATCTCGACGGCCGTCGTCGGCATCGTCTGCACGGCCGACGACGCCGACGCCGCCGCCTTCCCGCTCAACACGCCGGTCCTCCTGACCAACGTCGTCGCCGCGCTCGGCAAGGCCGGCAAGAAAGGCACGCTGCGCCGCACGCTCGACGCGATCGGCCGACAGACCAAGCCCGTCACGATCGTCGTGCGCGTCGCCGAAGGCAAGGACGCCGCCGAAACGAACACCAACGTGATCGGTGCCGTCACCGCCGACGGCAAGTACACCGGCATGAAGGCACTGCTCACCGCGCAGGCGCGCTTCGGCGTGAAGCCGCGCATCCTCGCGGCGCCGGGCCTCGACACGCAGCCGGTCGCCGCCGCGTTCGCGTCGATCGCGCAATCGCTGCGCGCGTTCGCGTACGTGTCGGCCAACGGCGCCAAGACGAAGGAAGAAGCCGTTGCATATCGCAAGCAGTTCAGCCAGCGCGAAATCATGGTGATCTGGCCGGACTTCCTCGCGTGGGACGACACGACCAACTCGACCGTCGTCGTGCCGGCCACCGCGTACGCCGCGGGCCTGCGCGCGAAGATCGACAACGACACGGGCTGGCACAAGACGCTGTCGAACGTCGGCGTGAACGGCGTGACGGGCATCAGCGCGGACGTGTCGTGGGATCTGCAGGATCCGGCGACCGACGCGGGCTTCCTGAACGAGCAGGACGTCACCACGCTCGTGAACCGCAACGGCTTCCGCTTCTGGGGCTCGCGTACGTGCTCGGACGATCCGCTGTTCGCGTTCGAGAACTACACGCGCACCGCGCACGTGATCGCCGATTCGATCGCCGAGGCACAGATGACGATCATCGACGGCCCGCTCAACCCGTCGCTGCCGCGCGACATCATCGAGACCATCAACGGCAAGTTCCGTGAATGGACGTCGCAGGGCTACCTGATCGGCGGCTCGGCCTGGTACGACCCGGAGCCGAACACCACCGACGTGCTGAAGTCCGGCAAGGCGTACATCGACTACGAATACACGCCGGTGCCGCCGCTCGAAAACCTGATGCTGCGCCAGCGCATCACCGACCGCTATCTCGCCGATTTCGCCACGCGCGTCAGCGCCTGACGTCCGGCCTCACCAGGAGTCACACACAATGGGTATGCCTCGCAAACTCAAGGGATTCAACCTGTTCCAGAACGGCGAGAACTTCGTCGGCCAGGTTGTCGACGTCACGCTGCCGAAGCTCACGCGCAAGATGGAGGACTATCAGGCCGGCGGCATGAACGGCCCGATCAAGATCGACATGGGCCAGGAAGCGATCCAGATCGAATGGACCTGCGGCGGCTTCATGCGCTCGGTGCTCAGCCAGTACGCGATCACGAAGCACGACGGCGTGCTGCTGCGCTTCGCCGGCGGCTACCAGGCCGCGGATTCGACCAGCGTCGACGCGATCGAAATCATCATCAAGGGCCGTCACAGCGTGATCGACATGGGCACGGCGAAGACCAAGGACGAGAACGCGTTCAAAGTCACGACCGTCGCCAGCTACTACAAGCTGTCCGTCAACGGCGAGGACCTGATCGAGATCGACTTCATCAACATGATCGAGAAGGTCAACGGCAACGACCTGTTCTCGGCACTGCGCAAGGCGATCGGCCTGTAATCCCGCGCCCGGCCGGCTCCACCGGCCGGGCCTGAACCCGCGTCACCCCCTTCTTATCCGACAGGACCACCATGAACCCGATTCAATCCGACGACCCGGCCGTGACCGACCTGCAGGCCGCCGCACCCGCCGCCGTGAGCGCACCTGCCGCAGTGGCCGCAGCGCCCGCGCAGGACGATCCGGCCACGCATACGCTCGACACCCCGCTCGTGCGCGGCAACCAGACGATCGACGCGATCACGCTGCGCAAGCCGAAAGCGGGCGAGCTGCGCGGCGTGTCGCTGTCCGATCTCGTCAGCCTCGACGTCGCCGCGCTGTCGAAGGTGCTGCCGCGCATCAGCACGCCGATGCTCACGGAAGCCGATGTCGCGAACATCGACCCCGCCGACCTCGTGCAACTGGGGGGCATCTTCGCCGGTTTTTTGATGCCGAAGGCCGTGAAATCCCGACTGGCCTCCCAGACCGCATAGAAGACCCGATGGCAGACATCGCGACGGTGTTCGGCTGGACCCCGCCCGTGATGGATGCCTTCAGCCTGGCCGAGCTGATGGACTGGCGCGAGCGCGCACGCGTGCGCGCCGGCGCCGAATGAGCGAAACGATCGACGATGGACAACACCCTGAAACTGCGCGTCATGCTCGACATGGTCGACAACATGACGAAGCCCCTGCAAATGATCCTGACCGGCAACAAGGGGCTGGCCGACTCGCTGAAGGCAAGCCGACGCGAGCTGGATGAGATGGCGAAGACGCAGCAGCGCGTCGGCGAGTTTCGCGAGATGCGCCGCGGCCTCGCCGATACCGCGTTGGAGCTCGAGGCAGCGCGTGCGCAAGTCGACGCGCTCGGCCAGTCGCTGAACGCGTCCGGCCCGTCGTCGCGCCAGATGATCCAGGATTTCGAGAGCGCAAAAGGTTCGGCCTCGGGCCTGGCTGCCACGTTCGGCAAGCAAGCCGACCAACTGCGCAAGTTGCGCGGCCAGCTCGCCGACGCAACGGCCGACACGGGCAAGCTCGTGCAACACGAGCGCGAACTGGACGAGGTCATCGATCGGCGCGAGAAGAAGACGTCGAAGCGATCACTGTCGGAGTACGGCTCGACGATGAAAGACGTCGGCGGGAAAATGTTCGACGTGCTGCCCGGGCTGCTCGACGAAGCGAAACAGGCCGAGATCGCTGCCGCGCGGATCCGCCTGGCAGGCGGGTCGCAGGCACTGGTGAACTACGCGCGCGAAATGAACGTCCAGGGGCAGTCGATTCCCGACAACGCGGACCTGGTGGCCGACTTGAAGAAGGAGCTTGACGACGAAGCACACATCAAGCTCGCGGCGCCGGCGCTGTCGAAGATAAAACTCGCGAACGCCGTGTTGCTCGACGAGAAAGAAGCGAAGGCGGACAACGAAGTCATACTGAGCCTGACGAAGGTGATCGAACAGCGCGGCGGCTTCGAGAACCCGACGGCATTCGCCGCCGAATTGAATGCCGCGCAGAAGATGATCTGGTCGACCGAGGGCCGGGTCAGCGGCGAAAGGTGGAACGACTTCGCCAAAGCGAGCGGCGACGTGGCCAAGCGCCTGCGTAGCGAAGTGTTCTACTACCAGATGGAGCCGGTCGTTCATAAACTTGGCGGGGAGCAGGCAGGCAAAGGCCTCGCGGCACTGTCCGGCAGCGCCTTCCAGGAAAAGCTCAGCGCCAGCGCCGTGAAGCGGATGATCGAGCTCGATCTGATCGACCCGAAGCTGGTCGCCTACAAGAAGAACGGCACGTTCGACAAACTCTTGCCAGGCGCGCTGCGGCGCGACGACCTGCGGCAGACCTCGCCGTACGAATGGTTCGAACAGGTGCTGCAACCAAAGCTCAAAGCGAAGGGGATCATCCGCCCCGACCAGGTGACGTCCGAGCTCGCGCGAATCCTCCCCGACAAGGACGCGCGACAATTTCTCACGGCGGTGTCCGAGCTGAACAAGGAGATTCGCGAGACCGCGCAGAGCGGCGCCGACGCTTACGGCGTCGACGCGAGGTATGCGATGGCCTTGCAGACGACGTCAGGCCGCGAGAGCGTCGTGCGTGCACATGCAAGCGACGCGAAGCTCATTCCCGGCGAGAAGCTCCAGCCCAGTTACAACGCAGGACTGGACGTCGCGGGAACATTGACCGAAAAGGCCGTCAAGCTCATGCAGGAGCATGGCACGGCCACCAGCATCTTCACCACCGCCTTCGCCGCGCTCGCCGGGCTGCTCAAATTCGGCGGGCCGGTCCTGGAGCATTTTCCGACCTCGCTCGGAAAGTCCGTCATGACCCGCGTCGCGACGATGGGGGCCGATGCGCTCCCGAGTATCAGGGCGGTCGCGGCGAGAGTCATTCCGCTTGCGATGAAGCATCCAGGAATCGCGCTCGGCCTGGGAGCGGCAGCACTCGCCGGCGGCATCGCCTTGTCGAAGAGGGGGGGCGCTGACAAATCGAGCGGCATCGGCGAGCTGCTCGACGGACTCAGTCCGAACCTCAAGAAACCGGGCAGTGACACGCCCGCCTCGCCCAGCGACACGATCCTGAATCGCTTGAACGCATTGGTGAGGCTGCCCAGTATGCCGCTCGACTGGTTCCCGGGAGCTTCCGGCATAGGAGACATGATCCCTGCCCGCCCGTTCGGCAGCCCGGTCAAAGCACCGAGCATCCTCGCCATGCTTGGAACCGCCGTCGCGTCCCTGATCAGCACGCCTGCGCTTGCGGCCAACATGCCAGCGGCCGGCGCGTTGCCGACCGGCAACCGCGCGCCGATCACGGCACCGGCCGGTGCCGCGAGCGCGCCGGCGCCCGTGCCCGCGCCGATCACCATCAACATCACCCCGCCGCCCGGCGTCAACGCGGCAGAGCTCGCCCGCCTCGTGCGCGTCGAGCTGGAACGCGCCGAACGCGCGAGGACGTCGCGCGCCGGTTCGCGCCTGTCCGATTGATTGTCCGCTTCGAGGAAAGGAAACCCGCCATGATGATGTCGCTCAACCAGTTCGTGTTCGGCCTGGCAACCGCCCCATACCAACAGCTCCAGCGCCAGCGCAACTGGAAGCATCGCACCAGCGCACGCATCGGCGTGCGCGACGCGAGCCAGTTCACCGGCGCCGGCGACGACAAGATCACCTTGATCGGCACGGTGGCACCCGACAACGGCATCGGCGAGATCGCATCGATCGAGGAACTCGCGCGGATGGGCGACGTCGGCGATGCGTACGTGCTCGTCGACGGCAACGGCTACGTCTATGGCGCATTCGTCATCGAAAGCCTGAACGTGACGGGCACGTATCACACGAAGGAAGGCGTGCCGCGCAAGATCGACTTCAACCTGACGCTCAAGCGCGTCGACGACAGCGCGCTGGCCGCACCGCCGCCAGCAGAAGACGACAGCGCACCGGGCGACGCACCGCCGGCGAAGCACGACGGAGCATCCGACCGATGAGCACCTTCGACTGCAAGCCGGGCCAACACCCGACCCGCACCGGGCGCGTCCAGCCGCAGGCCGACTACCGGATCACGCTCGACGGCCGCGACCTGTCGCGCCTGATCGCGCCGAACCTGGTCAGCCTGCAACTGACGGAATCGCGGGCCGACGAAGCCGACACGCTCGAGCTGACGGTCGACGACACGCGCAACACGTTCGCGATTCCGCTGCGCGGCGCGAACATCGATGTGTCGATCGGCTGGGTCGGCGAGCCGCTCGTCGACAAGGGCAAGTTCACCGTCGACACGGTCGAGCACACCGGCGCGCCGGACACCATCCGGATCACGGCGCGCTCGGCATCGATGACGAACGGCATGCAGGAGCGCCGCGAAAAGAGCTGGCACCAGCAGACGATCGGCGCGATCGTGCAGGCCATCGCGGCGCGCCACGGGCTGAAGACGGCCATCGACGCGACGCTCGCGCAGATCCTGATCGAGCACATCGACCAGACGCACGAATCCGACCTGTCGTTCCTGACGCGCCTCGCGAAGCGCTACGACGCCGTGATGACCGTGAAGACCCGCCACCTGCTGTTCCTGCCGATCGGCGGCGGCAAGACGGCGAGCGGCAGGCCGCTCGACGTGCTGCCGCTCACGCGCGCGAGCGGCGACCAGCACCACTACAAGATCGAGCAGCGCGACAGCTACGCGGCCGTGCGCGCGAACTACCACTCGAACGGCAAGGCGCAGCGCAAGTCGGTGGTGGTCGGCGACGAGAAGGGCAAGAACACGAAGGTGCTGCCGCAGGACTATGCGACCGAAGCGGAAGCGCGCGCGGCCGCGCAGGCCGAATTCAGGCGCATCCAGCGCCTTCAGGCGACGATGACCTACGCGCTCGCGCTCGGCCGGCCCGAGCTGTTTCCGGAGATGCCCGTCAGCGTGTCGGGGTTCAAGCCGGAAATCGACGACACGCCGTGGCTCGTGAAGAAGGCGACGCACAAGTTCGCCGATACGGGCTTCACGACGGAACTCGAGCTCGAGGTGCGCGACGATTCGAAGAACAAGCAGAACAAGAAGGACAAGCAGGACAAGTCGCACCGCAAGCCGGCCGGCAAGCCCTGACGGCGCGCCGTTCGATCGGGCACGCGGGGCATTCAGGCGAGGGGGAAAGGCGCGGAAACGCGCGACTGACGTGTGGAGGGAAGAAGGGCCGGACGGAAAGCCGGCCTGCGTGGCGATTCCGGATCCCGTTCGCGTGGCGCAGCGCACGCGCAGCCGGGAGCGGGCGCCGCACGTCGTCGCATAACCCGGTCGCGACGGTGCGGCTTGGTCGACGCTCAGCGCGCCTGCTGGCTCACGCCGAGATTCAGGCGCGCGTCTCGCCCGTCGTCGGGCGGCGCCAGCGTGGCGCGCGCATTGCGCAGGTTCGCCATCGCCTGCAACGCGGCCTCGAGCACCTGGCCGACCGACTGCATCGCGCAGTCGATCGCGGCATGCGCGTCGGCCCGTTCGTCGTCGGTCAGGTTCGTACGACATTGCGGCGAGAACGCCGGCGCCCCGCCTGTGTCCGCATGATGATCAGCAGGCGCCGCCGCGCCAGTCGTACTGTTGTTGTGCTGCATGTCGCTGTTCATTCTTCCGGTCTCCACAAACACAATCATCGACCGCAAGGCCGCCCGACACGACGGGGTAGCCTCGGAATTCCCACCGTCGCCAGCCTCACCGGCTTTCAGAATGCTAAACCAATACTGTATGGATATACAGTGATTGTTCGGATTTTATCCGATGTGTCAGGAGCATGTTTTCAGGATTAAGCACGCCGCGACCTGCCCGGTTCGGGCCAATGGCCGACGGGTTCCCGGCCGCTCGCCGGCGCGCCGGCGAACGCGCCGGCCGCGCGCCGCGGCTACTTGCCCGATCCCTTCGCCGCCCGCTCGGCCTTCAGCCGCTCGAGCTCGGCCTTCGCGCGATCGACGTTCTCGGCGGTGCGCTGATCGAGTGCCGCACGGCGATTCTCCGGCAGGCGCTTCGCGCGCCGCGGCGTGGCCGGCTGCAGCATCGCGCCCGTGTTGATGCAGCTCGTGAGGAACGCATGCAGCGACGCCTTGCCGGCGTCGTTGAGCTGCCGGTACATCGCGAGCACGTCGGCCTCGTCCGCGTCGCGGGCGCCCTGCTCCGCGGCTGCGCCGCCGGCGGCCCGTTCGCCGGTCAGCACGTAGCCGATGTCGACGCCGATCTCGCGAACGGCCAGCAGATAGGCCGCATCCGGCGCGCGTTCGTCCGACTCATATGCGGACTGCGAGCGTCTCGCGACGCCGCCTACCGTCGCAAACTCGTCCTGGCTGAGCCCGATCCGCAAGCGCTCATCCCGCAAGCGACTTCCGATATGTGCCATAAATTACCCATTAACAATTGACGAGCTGTTTTTTGCTCATTACACTGGCCTTACCGTAACGCAAGACTAACTCTCCAAAGTATACCGACCATGACCACCACCCCAGGCCCGCGCCGTTCGCCGCGCGGCACGATGTCGGACAAGCCCGTCTACGTCGGGCTGACGCCCGCCGAACGCGGCGAGCTCGAGCAGCTCGCCGCGCAGCGCAACCGCTCGATGTCGAGCATGGCGCGCGAACTGATCCGCATCGGCGCAAGCCACCTGCGCGCGATCGCCGCGCCCCGCTCGCGCACCGCACGCCGATGAAGCTGCGCGCCTTCATGCCCCCCGATCCCGCACGCGCCCGCCTGCACGCCAGATCCGGTGTGCCGATTCTGCCGCGCATCCGCGCGCGTGCCCATTCGCCGATCGGCCAACGTTGCAGCGCGCCGGCACGCCCGCGCGCGGTCTCTCGCCCGGAGTAACACGAAATGCGAATCCTGAACCGCTGCCCGCACTGCCGCACGCGCGCCACCGCGCGCAGCAGCCGCGAAATGTCGCTGACCTTCCGCGAAATCACCTTCCAGTGCACCAACCCCGAGTGCGGCCACACGTACGTCGTGAACATGGAGTTCGCCCGCACGCTGTCGCCGTCCGCGATCCCGAACCTGTCGCTGCAGCTGCCGCTCTCGCCGCACGTGCGCGAGCGCATGGCCGCGCAGCTCGAGCTGCCCGTCTGACGCCGTAGGGCCGGTTCTCGCGAACGACCGGCCGCTGCAGCCCCGCTCCCTGCTGGTCCCTCGCATCGTGCCTGTGCGGCGCGAGGGATTGCTTTTGCCGTCGAAAAGGACACCGATGACCTCGACCCGCCCTGGCCGCGCGATGCGCGAGCCGATGTTTCACCGCTTCGCGCCGCGCACCGGCGCGTTCGCCGGGGAGGCGCGCACATGAACCGCCACCCCGCCCCCGCACCGCACGACGCGGCACTGCGCGCCGCCATCGAGGCGGCCGCCGACGCGCTGAGCTTCGACCACCCGGCCGACAGCGCCGCGCGGCAGTGCGCACTCGCCCGCTTCGTCGCCGCCCTCGGCGATCGCCTCGCGCTCGGCTTCCCGCACGCCGCCGCCGCGCTGCATGCGCTCGCCGCGTCGCCCGCCACCGCGGGCAATCCGGCGCACGCGCTGCGCCGTCAATTCGAGCAACAGCAATAAACCCGCAACGACGATGGCCACGATCGACGAACTGAAACAGCGCATCGACCTGCACGACCTCGCCGGCCGCCTCGGCCTGCAGCGCGGCCGCGGCGGCGACAAGGCGCTCTACCACTCGCCGCAGCACGAGGACCGCAGCCCGTCCCTGTCGATCTTCGTGAACCACCCGAAGCACGGCAGCGGCTGGCGCGACCACAGCGCCGACGCCGGCGGCTCGTGCATCGACCTCGTGATGCACGCGCGCGGCGGCACCGTCGCCGACGCCGTGCGCTACCTCCATGACGCCTACGGGATCCCCGCCGACCGGCCGGCGCCGGCGGAGCGCCGCGAGAAATCGACCGTCGAATACATCGCCGATCGCTGCCTCGCCGAGCGCGACCGCGTGCGCGCCTACCTCGGCGGCCGCGGCATTGCCGACTCGGCGATCGACGCGGCGCTCGCCGCGCGCACGCTCGGCTTCAACGCGTGGACGAGCCCGAAGGTCGCCGCCGGCGACGTCGGCCACGGCGGCCCGGCTGCCGCGTTCGTGGTGCGCGCGCCCGGCGACGCGCGCGTGGTCGCGGTCGACATGCGCTACGTCGACGCCGCGCTCAACGGCGGCGTGAAAACGCAGACCCAGGGCGACAAAAACGGCTACGGCTGGACCGCCGATGCGCGCCGGCTCGAGCGCGCGAAGCGCGTGTACCTCGTCGAAAGCGCGATCAACGCGCTGTCGGTGGACACCTGCGCGCTGCCCGGCACGGCCGCGCTCGCGCTGCGCGGGCTCGCGAACGTCGACGCGATCGACTTCGCGTTCCTGCGCGGCAAGCAGGTCGTGATCTGCCTCGACAACGACGCGCCGTTCGCGGACGGCCACCCGCGCGCCGGCCGCCGCCCCGGCCCCGAGGCCGCTTGGGCGCTGTACGAGCGGCTCACCGCGCTGAACATCAGCGCGGTGCTCGTCGACCAGGCCGGCTGGCTCGCCGACCTCGCGGACGGCGAAACAACGGCGAAGCTCATCAACGACGTGAACGACTACCTGCAACTGCGCGGCCCGGCCGAGCTCGCGCGTGCGCTCGAGCAGCTCGAACCGTGGCTGATCGCGGGCCTCGCCGGCGACGCCACGCGCCGCGGCCGGCCGCGCATCTTCCTGCCGCCGCACGATTTCGCGCAGTACTGGCGCTTCCGCACGCGGCCGGATTTCACGAGCTACATCACGAAAATGGACCGCAACGAGGAATCCGGCGTCGAAACGCCCGTGATGACGGACCTGTGCGGCTTCCGCATCGCCGGCATCAGCCGCGTGTCGGTCGCGAGTGCGACGTCGACGATGACGGGCGACGCCGACCAGGCGCCCACCGTCTACTTCGCCGTCTCCGTTCAAGCGCCGCGCCACGGCGCGCAGCTGATCCGCCGCGTGATGCTCGACGACCAGCTGCATAACGTCGACCAGTGGGGCAAGTTCGGCCCGATCTGGGCGCCGGCGCCGTTCAAGCGGATGGTCAACATCCTCGAGCGCGGCGCGGATCTCGGCGCGCGCCAGGCCGCGAATTTCGTCGGGCTCGCGTGGCGCGACGGCCGGCTGATCGTCAACGAAGGCCCCGACTGCTACTTCACCGAAGCGGACAAGCAGTGCCCGTATCACAACCTGACGTTCCCGAGCGGCCCGGTCGGTGACGCGCGCCGCGTGATCACCGCGTACCAGGCGACGTTCCGGCAGAACGCCGCGACCATCCCGCTCGTGTGGGCGCTCGGCGGCCACCTGAAGGCGCTGCTCGGCTTCTGGCCGCACATCACGATCCAGGCGAACAAGGGCGCGGGCAAGTCGACGCTGATCAAGCGGCTCGAGCGCTCGCTCGCGTTCACGATGTTTTCCGGGCAGTCGCTGCAGACCGAGTTCCGGCTGCTGACCAGCATCAGCCACACGAGCCACCCGGTCGGCTGGGAGGAACTGTCCGCGCGCCGGCAGGACGTGATCGACAAGGCGGTCGGGCTGCTGCAGGAGAACTACCAGTACACGGTGACGCGGCGCGGCGCCGAGATGACCGAATACCTGCTGTGCGCGCCCGTGATGCTGGCCGGCGAGGACGTGCCGGTGCGCAGCCTGCTCGGCAAGCTCGTGCGCACCACGCTGACCGGCAAGCGCGGCCCGCTGCTGCCCGACGACCTGCCGCGCTTCCCGGTGCGGCAATGGCTCGCGTTCCTCGCGGGCCTCGACCGGCGCGCGGCGCTCGAGCAGTACGCGACGCTGCGCGACAAGGCGCTGGCCCACTGCCGCGCGAGCGGCGAGGACGACGGCGCGCGGCGCATGGCCGGCAACTACGCGGCCGTCGCGCTCGCGTGGCGCTACCTGTGCGAATTCGCCGGCATGGACCCGAGCGAAGGCGACTTCCCGCGCGACCTGATCGCCGAGATGAACGGCCACGTCGCCGAGACGAGCGCCGATCGGGAGCCGTGGGTATGGATCATGGAAACGGTGCTGTCGGAGATCGACGGCGGCAACTACCAGCATCCGTACACGTTCGACACCGTCGACGGCGAGTTCTGCCTGCTGCTGCGCACCGGGCACGTGATGGATCACATCGCGCACACGAGCGCGCTGCGCGACAAGTGGAACGGGCTGCCGGTGAAGTCCGACCGCGTGTTCAAGGCGCAGCTCAAGCACGCGGGCGTGGTCGTCGGCGACAAGGAGGTCGAGCGCCGCATCTATACGCGGCGCGTCGCGCACCTCGTGCCGGTGTCGCTCGAGCGCCTGGCCGCGTTCGGGCTGTACGTCGCGGTGCGCGAGGATCTCGCGACCGACGCGCGGCAAGGAGCGCGCGCATGAGCCGCGTACGGACGATGCAGCGGCTGCGCCCGCGCGTCGATGGCCGCGGGGGCGGCGCAGGCAGCGCAAAAAACCCGTGGCTTTCGTGGGAATGCACGCCTAAGTGCTTGATTTCAGAAGCAAGTGCCGCCACGCGTCAGCCGGTTTTCGCCACGGGTCGGGCCGTTTTTGCCACGCGTGCGGTTTCCGTGGCGAGCACCTCCGCCCCTTCCCTTCTTCTCTCTAATTCATTGAAAAAGAAGAAGAAAGAACAGGGAGAGAGGCACGGAATCCGTCCGGCGGCCGTGCCACGGGTGATCGACGATTTGCCACGGGTCGGCGCGCCTGCCTGTTTTTCGTGCCACGGGTCGGCAACGGCATCCACGGCTGACCCGTGGCGCATCGCGGCATAGATATCCCATAAAAATCATACGGTTATGAAAGCAATGGGCCAGAACCACGAATCCACGGGTTGCGCTGCGTGTGCGCCCCCCGCGCAGGGCGCCGACGCGTCGCCGCTGCACACGATCGACCTGCTCGGCGCGGCGGCGATGCTCGGCGCCCATCCCGAGACGGTGCGCCTGAAAGCCAAAGCCGGCGCGCTGCCGGGCCGCAAGGTCGGCAAGCGCTGGATGTTCTCGACCGTCGCCCTGCAGCGCTACCTCGCCGGAGAATGGCTCCCGCGCGGCGCGCAGGGCGATCAGCAGGAGGAAGTTGAACCATGTCGCTCTACAAACGCAAAACCAGCCCGAACTGGCAATACAAGCTGTACCCCCCTGGCGGCGGAACGCCGGTACAGGGAAGCACTGGCACCAGCAACAAGGAGCAGGCCCAGGAATTCCACGACCGCCTGAAGGTGGACCTGTGGAACCAGGCGCGGCTAGGCAGGAAGCCGCGCTACACGTGGAACGATGCGGTCGTGCGCTACGTCGGCGAGCGCGACGGGCTGCCGAGCCTGGAAACGTCGAAGACGCACCTGCGCTGGCTCGACCGGCACCTCGCCGGCGTCGCGCTGGCCGACATCGACCGCGACCGCGTCGACGCGATCGCACTGGAGAAGCGCCGCGAGCCGCTCGTGATCCGCACGAAGCGCGGGATCGTGACGACCGACCGGACCGCCAGCGCCGGCACGGTGCGCCGCGTGATCGGCGTGTTGAAGGCCGTGCTGAACGCGGCCGTCGAGTGGGAATGGCTGGACCGCGCGCCGGTGACGAAGCGCGCGAAGGTCGTGCAGAAGCGGATCCGCTGGCTGAACCAGGCGGAAGCGGAACGGCTGCTGGCCGAGTTGCCCGGCCACCTGGCCGAGATGGCGCGCTTCAGCCTCGAGACGGGCCTGCGCCGCTCGAACGTGACGGGGCTGCAGTGGTCGCAGGTCGATATCGCGCGACGCGTCGCGTGGATTCACCCGGACCAGGCGAAGGCGAAGAAGGCGATCACGGTGCCGCTGTCAGACACGGCGATCGCGGTGCTGAGCCGCCAGCGCGCGCACGAGCGTGCGCCCGGCTGCGCGGACCACGTGTTCGTGTACCAGGGCAAGCCGGTCTACCAGACCGCGACGGCCGCCTGGCGCAAGGCGCTGGAACGTGCCGGCATCCGCGATTTCCGCTGGCACGACCTGCGGCACACCTGGGCGAGCTGGCACGTGCAGCGCGGCACGCCGCTCCAGGTGCTGAAGGAGCTGGGCGGCTGGGAAACGATGGAGATGGTGCAGCGGTACGCGCACCTGTCGGCCGATCACCTGGCGCAGTGGGTCACGCCGCTGACGGCCGAGCCCGCGCCGATGCTGGCTGCAATTTAGCTGCAACGAAGGTGCCTGACGAGGGGAGGAAACCGCTGAGAGACTGACTAGACTTGGCGCGCCCGGCTGGGATCGAACCAGCAACCCCTGCCTTCGGAGGGCAGATAGCTCACCGAATACTGGTCGATCTGATTAGGACAATCTATCGGCTTATTTTGATCGCATTTACGCGATGCAAATACAAAATGGGCACTTACTAACACCGACACGAAAAGTCTACCCCCCGACGCATTCAAGCGTCAGAATCCTTCAGCGAGTTTAAATTACTTAGCTTTCGCCTGCTTTCCTTCAACGGTGCCTTTCACAGCATTCTTACCCGTTTGATTCTCTGGAAATGATGCAGTTGCAACCTTTGCAGCATTTCGCATCCAGCCCGGCCATTCAGCAACATTCCTTTTAGAGGCTTCAAACTGGGCCAAAAATCGGGCAGTTTGTTTATCTTCCATAGCGCTCTCCTTCACTTCGCGGGCATAATGGTTTCCTTGATTATTATATCCTCAAGGGCCAGATAAGTCAAAACATATCTTTTAACGCGTGGTCTTTTTGCAAGATTACTTAGATTAAGCGTGCTTCCCATTTTGTCCTTTCGATCTGACGCCATTTTAAACCAAGTCATATAACGCCGAGGAGCAACTCCCACGAAGGCTCGAAAGTTAGACTTAGTTGACGATGGTTCCGACGGCTCAACGGCGATTGAATCGTCGTACAAGTCTTTTGTACGACTTTTCTCGTAAGGCTCAATGAAAACAACTTCCGACAACCCACTCGAAACAATATGGCGCGCGCATATATGACACGGAAACGTTGTGCAGAACAATTTATTTCCGGACAAAGATATTCCATTTCTAGCCGCTTGAGTAATCGCAGCCATCTCGGCATGAACAGCACGACCAAACTCAATAACATCAAACAACTTGGAGCCTCGCAAAAATGCCTTGCCAACAAACAAACTTTCATCCGCAAGCACCGAGTTATTTTTCTTCTTAGCATCTTCAGACAACCAGCCCGCTTCGCGGAGGTGTGAGAATGCATCTTCGACAATCTCGCGCTTAATTGCGACGTTGGTATCGTGCCCAAGCTCTACGTCGCGTTTCCGATTCGCATCCTCCCCCCAGTAAAGCCCTCCACCATACTTGGGTACCTCATTGCAGCCGGTAGATAACAGATCCCCGTCCCTTGAAATGATTGCAGCCCCAACTTGGCGAGACAGGTCTAGCGAGCGTAGTGCAGAGGCTTGCGCAAAGAACATACCCTGCTCGTCACGGGTCGGAGAGATATAGGGGTCGCCAAAAATCAAGTATATCAATCTCCTAATATTCTCCTCCACAACCATCTTTGAGTCAGTTGTCAGAAAATAATCGGCTAACGGAAAGGTCTCACTTACTCCTTGACCATATTTTTTACCACCCTCCTCCGCATAATCTCGATTAATTAACTCTGCCGCCAATTCATCGGCAGTTCTGCTCACGCCAGCAATTTGCGAAAATTTTCTGCGCATATGCTTTACACGAGCATCCCTTGGAGAATAAACCGAGATCAACGTGAATGCCTTTCCGTATATTGTTCTATACAACTCAACCTCTTCGGGCCTCTTAAAGGATCGAACAATATACGCAGCCCTTGGAATTGGCGTTAACGGATCATTGTTTCGCGCCTCTCGCAACGCCCGAATTTCCGCAATCCCCAATCTCGCAACAATATCAGCCTGCCCAGTATTTTCTCGTAACTTCGTCCCCATCTTCATGAGCGACTTGATTCGATCATATTCATTAACCGGATCAAAATTATTCGGCTTGGCAATCCTTGGTATTAACTTGCTCAAGTTCACCACAAATGGCTCATACCCTACATTTGTAAGCTGAGCCTGAAGAGCATCACAAACCATTGTTAGATCTACACCAGTAGGTCCAACCAAGCCAAACACCAATTCGATACCCTCAGCCGGGACCGTTGACGCTGGCAACGAAAAATCATTATTTACCGCACCCGAATCTCCCGACTTACGCCCCGCTGATTTTGATTTCTTGTTCATGGCACGATTGTGGCAGTAGTTTAAATTTTGCTATTACACTTTATACGATGATAAACATCGTTATATAGGTACATACCTCTATCTTGGGCGAGTCGATACAGCCGCCCCGCCTTGCGACCGGCCTCAAAACCAAACTTCGCGACGCATCAAGCAAATGTGATTACAAGCCTCTTACCGCACGCAGCCGCATATTTACGCAGCGTCGCGAAGGAGGGGGAGTGCTTTTCGCTCGATAGTGACGCCTCAAGCCGAGACACCGCGGATGCAGTTGTACCCATACGTTCGGCCACTTGGGCTTGTGTTAAGCCAGCCTCTTGTCGGGCCGCCAAAATCGCACGCAGGGCGCTGTATTCGTCGTCTAATGCGTCGTAGGCCTCTTTGACACCACGCTTCGCCAGCAGATGCTTCGTATCATCCGCCGTGTGCGGAACCGGGTTAAATCCATCAGCACGAACGTGCTTCGTTGCGACCTTAGCCATTACGCACCTCACTCAAACGGGTCCTGGCGATCCGCAACTCGTTCTGCGGCGTCTCCTGCGTCTTTTTCACGAACGAATGCAGCACAACAATGTGTCGCCCGACGTGTGTGCAATAGAGGACGCGTCCGATACCTTCCCTGCCTTTCGGCCGTAGCTCAAACAATCCATCCCCCATTGCCCTTGAATGCGGCATACGCAGATCCGCGCCGAACTCCTGCATCAGATCGAGCAGCCGAAGATAGTCCGCCAGTATCCCAGCCGGCAAGGCGAAGACGCCCCGCCTGACGCGTTCGTTGTAGTAGACAACTGTCCATTGTTGTTTCATGTTAGCAAATTTGCTATATCGTTGCAAATTGTTCTGCCGCCTTAGAGCGGTAGGAGTTTCTGCACAGCCGCGCGACCGTGATCGGGTGACAGATGTGCGTAACGTTCGGTGACAGTGATGGACGAGTGTCCCAACAGATCCTTGACGACGTATAGCGACACACCCTCCATGACGAGCCACGAGGCGAACGTGTGGCGCAAATCATGTATACGGAAATTTTCAATGCCAGCGCGGGCACACGCTGCACCGAACCCTTTCTGTAGAGTGCTGATACGTTTCCCTGAGCTAGAAGCAAACACCCAGTCAGAACCGTCGCAGTGTCGCGCCACCCAATCGCGTTGATCCCTCAATGCCGCCAGCGCGCCGCTATTCAGCGGAACCAGTCGACGCTTGCCGCTCTTCGTGTGCTCGGACTCGAGTCGGAGGTGCGAGCGCTCGAAGTCAACCCGGGACCACTCAAGCGCGAGCAGCTCATTTTTCCGACAGCCAGTGCTTAGCGCGAGGCGCACGAAGTTACGAAGATGCGGCCGCCGCGCCGTCATCCCAGCCGCGAGGATTAGCGACGAAGCTTCGCTTTGGGATATCCAGCGAACGCGCGACTCACCACCATCAAGGCCGAGACTTTGCACGGGGTTCGGCAATTCTGGATAATCGTGCTCGGTCCGCACAAAATTAATTGCCGCAGACAACAGCTTGAGTTCGCGCTTTACGGTCGACTCCCGAACACCGTCAGCGAGCCGAGCAGACACATACCGCCGCACGTCTCCCCGCTTCAGCATCCGCAAATCCCGCCCGCTGAAGTGTGGTTTGAGCCGCTGCAGCGAATATTGGTCCCGCTCCGCGCTACGGTGCCTCTTTTCAGACATGTAAATTCCGATTATTTCCTCAAAGACCATTCCCAAACGCCTCTGCGCTATTGATCTAGTGAATATCGTAACCAGTCTGACTCATTAATGCGATATTCATGCCTATCTGATTCAGAATTTCCGAATTAATTTTCGCGCGTCGATAGCCAGAACACCCCTAATTCCTGCCGCCAAAATGCCTGACACCGATCCAACGTCGCACCTGCCCGCAACGCTGCGTTAAACGCAGTCTTTAATGCCTCGGCAGGATCATTCGCCGTGATGTGATCGATCGGCATAACCTCCGGGACGACGACGCCGCGGCTTGTCCAGTACCGCTTTTCGTTCAGCGCGTGCTCCGCGAAATCCTTCGTGATGTACTTCGCCAAGTAGGCCGCGAGCTTGTGCCGCAGCCCCTTTTCCTTGAACGGGTTCCGGACGTTGATTTGACCGTTCCCGATCCCCACGATGCTTTGCCAGATCGAGCGCAGCACGCGATAGTTCTGGCGCCCACGCACCGCAATGTGGAGGTGCCACGCACCGCGCTTTTGCCTCTCCGCGACCGCGACATACTGAAAGTCATACAGACCGCCGAGCCGCCGCCGCAGCTTGTCGAAATCGCGCTTCAGCCGGGCTTTGTCAGTCATGTTCTCCCGGTAAGTGAGCGTAATCATTCGATCAGCCCCGATTGCCTTGCTACGGAGCCGCACCTGTTGCTTGGCGCGCTTCGCCGCGTCCATCAGGTTCGATTCGCTGTTCTCCGACTCCCCACGCTTCGCTTTGGGCTTCGCATTCAACGACAGCGCACCCATATACCTATCGAAGCGCGTCGCCGTCACTTCGACCTGACCATCGCCAAAATTCCGGCCACGGATCACCCACTCTCTACGGAACGGCGAGAAGTCGCCTATACTTGCGTCGTGCATTGCAATCACCCTTGTAATGCGCTGTTTCACCAAGCCCTGACCGTGCCAGCGTTCAGGGCTTTTCTTTTTTCCGAACTGCCTTTCTGTCCTTGCTCCGCCTCGCTCTATGCCGGCGTTCGTGTCCCGTATCCGTTAAGTGTCCCTGATACAAGTTTAGGGGCCGCGCTGCGCGCGGCCCGCCCGGCGCGCTCTGCTGCGCTGGGCGAGCCGCCCGCAGCCATACCCCCACCCCTCTGCCCGCAACCGCCTACACCATCTCCTAGCGCACCGGAACCTCATATTCCGCTGCGGGCTTTCAGGAGGGAGCGCGTTTCCCCGCCACGCCTTCGTTATCCGCGATCGCGAGTACCCGCTACTCGGTCCGGCTGGCCGCGCTGAGCCGCGCGACAACCGCCACGACTCCGCATTCAGGCCGCCGCCCTACGCCGCTACGATCCCGGCCGGACACTCCTGACGCTGGACGCCTCCCGTCGCGCCGCACCGCCTTACAATCTCCCCCACAAAACAACCGAGGGGCCACAAATGAGCATGTACGACCGAGACTGGTATCGCGAGGAATACAAGGAGAAGGAGAAGCGCGCGCAGCAGGGCCATACGTCGCACAGCGCGCCCACGCCAACCGCACCACCAGCACCGCCCAGCCCCAAAGCCGCCTTCGCCATATCCGAGCTTTCGCCACTCAAAATCGCGTCAGTCGCGCTGGCGGCCGGGGCAATCGCGTACTTTCAAATATCGGCGTTCCTCGATCGCATCGATCCGCCGACCACGATCAAATCCGCTGCACCTGCAGGACCAACAGAACCTCCGTACGCTGCTTCGAGCTTGACCGACCATCGAGAAAGCTCGGCAGCCACGCGTAACCGCTACGCGCCGTCGCATTCCGGTCCTGAATCAACCCGCCCAGCACCACAACCTCGCCATCCGTCAGCCGTGTGACGGTCTGCAACTGGCGCGTGTTCTTCGTCGGCGACGTATACACGCCGGTTTTCGTCGGCACGAAATCGGAGATTTCCTCATGCACGCGCAGCTCGATCGCGTCTCGCATCACGGTCGGCTCGACGTCGAAAATCAGCCCGGCGTCCTGATACGTGATCGACTGAACCGGCGTGCCGCTCGACCCTTGGTAGCTCACGCTTGATTGCGTCGGCACCTGCTGCCCAACATTCAGCCGCACCCGCTCGCCCGACGCGATCCGCACATGCGGCGAACTGATGACCTTGAACCGCGAATCGGCATTGAGCGCGGATATCGCCGCATCGATGCCCGGCCCGGTGAATCGCACTGCGCTCGTATCGGATGACGTGTCGCCGCTCGAGATCCGAAGCTGGCCGCCCAGCACTTTCGCCGCGATGCTCCACGCCGTATTGGTGGAATCGGTGTTGGTTACTTCATACGCCCAGCCGCGCACCACCACCTCGCCCGGCGCAGTGCCCAGCTCGGGAACCACCTTGCGCAGCATCGCAACCTCATCGCGCGAGCCGACGATTACCAGCTCACCGCCGCGCGCCTGAACACCGCTCGCAACCGGTTGAGCAACAGGCGCGCTATTCGGCACCGCAGCCGGTGCGCCCGGCACCTGTATGGCACCAACCGATTCGCCGGCCACCGGGCCGATGGATACGGGTGGCAACATCGAGCGCGAGCCAATCAACGGCTCGACCAGCTCGCGTAAATCGCTGGCCTTCCGGTATCGCGGTTTGTACACGTACACATCGCGATCCGCTTTTGCGAGCACGGCGCCCGGCTTTCTCATCACGTAATCGACGCCGTTTTTGGTGACCACCTGAAAGCCGAGCGAATCGAGGAAATCCACCATCACGTCGCGCACGTCGCGGCCCTGATCGTCCAGGCGGAATGACACGAGGCGAGTGTCGGCCAGCACATCGGGGCCGAGCACATAAGGCGTGCGCATCGCGTCCTGATAGATCAAGTCGACCACCTGCGCCACCGTGACGAACCGCAGATCAAACGCCGTCCCGCGAACGTGCTTGAGCGGCGTGAGCGGCGACGGTGCGGGCAAAGGTGGCGCAGACGCCGCGGCGGCCAAACTGGAGTCAGCTGGCAGGGTCGGCAACGGTGGAACCGAGCCAGCTGCATGCACCCACCCGCTCGACAGCATCAACGTGCCAAGCAGCGCACCACATCGCATCATCTTGCACCCCCGTTTTGTTCTGTTTTTCCACCCTGCGCGCCCGTCCAGCCGCTCGCCATCTTTCCGTCCACTTCACCGACCAGACGCACGCCTTCGCCGCGAAATTCAGACGCCGGAATCGGACGCAACCGGCCATCCGCCGCCACCACCACGACATAGGCCGCTCCCGGCAACGCGTAGCGCCCCGCCACCCGCCATTCAGCCGACTTGCTCGCATCGGCCGCACGCGCCACCGTCGTCGGTTGTGACGCCGAGACCGGCCCCGCTACTGTCGCCGTCGGTGTAGTGCCAAAGCCTTCGTGCGCCTTGTGATAGATCTTCACGGCCAGCACGACGAACACGACCAGAGCGACCGGCACGACATACAACGCCTTGGGAATAACGGCCTGCTTTTTCGTGTGAACTTCGGCGCTCGTATAGAGCTTGAACACCTCACGCGGATAGGACCATTGGCGCTTCACCGCGTCTTTCAAGCTACTCGGGTTATGGCAGTGATCCCATTCGTACAGCATCGCGCGCTTCAGGCCGAACAGGTTGCGGACATGGACGTGTCGGCCGACGAGATCGCGCACCGTCTTGCTGATGCGCTGCGGATGCTGCGTGATGATGATGAAGTCAACGCCCATATGTCGGTGGACGTGCAGCTGCTCGACGTCCGGCGTCGGCTTTTGGCTTGCGGTCGTCGGCGGGTAGATGCGCTGGGCCTCATCGATGACGATCAGATCGTGAGCCTGCGCGTTCACGTGCCATTGCCGCAGCCACGGTTCATCAATCTCGACGTGCTCGACAGCAAGGTCGCGGATGCCATCGACCAGCACGCGACGCCCTTCCGCAAGCTTCGTCAGCAGCCACACCGCGTACAGCGTCTTGCCGCTACCCGGTACCCCCGTAATCAGCGTGATCATTTGCTGAACACCATTTTCGTTGTCGACGTGAGCAGGTAGAACGACACGCGGGCCGACAAGCCGCCGAGCACGTATGCGATGCCGTCGCCAACGCCACCCAGCGCCAGCACGTTCGCGATATCGGCCGCCAGCCCGCCAACGCTCGCAGTCATCCACTGAATCACTTGATTCAGCGCCAAGTCGATACCGGTCACCGTCAGGAAGCCGATGCCGAGCGCCACCAATACGCGCGTGACGATCGGACCAACCAGCGATACAAGCAGGGTCGCCCAGCTCATGCCATTAGCCCCATAACGAAGATCAGACCCGCGCCAAGCGCCGACAGCAACAGCACCAGCGGCCGCAGCTTCACAGCAAAATCGCAGATCGGTTGATAGCTGAACGACAGGCGCGCGTCGAACACGACGACCTCATAGGGTTGCGGGCAAACGCCGTTATTCAGGCCGATCGAGATCGGTGACAGCGACACGCCCTTCGAATCGCGCTTCACGTCCACATCATTCGCATTACCGAGGGGTGCGCAGCCGGACGCATCGGGGTGCTGGGCGCACACATCGGGCGGCGGTAGCGGTTTGCCACCGCCATCACCGGGATTCGTGCCGGTGCCGGGGTTCGTGCCGGTGCCGGGGTTCGTGCCAGTGCCGGGGTCCGTGCCGGTGCCGGGGTCCGTGCCGGTGCCGGGGTTCGTGCCGGTGCCGGGGTTCGTGCCGGTGCCGGGGTTCGTGCCGGTGCCGGGGTTCGTGCCGGTGCCGGGGTTCGTGCCAGTGCCGGGGTTCGTGCCGGTGCCGGGGCTTGTACCAGCGCCCGGATTACCGCTTGGAATCGGAAGCCGCGTTGACCCACCTCCCGGACTCACCGACCCAAATTCACCCACGTTCGGAACCCACTGGGGATTCCGCCGGTTCCAGTCGTTTACGTCGTCCGCGCTAATCGGATAGGCCGGATCGTATGGCACGCCCTTGTAGCCGGGCTGAGAGCTTGCCTGTTTCCATAGCTCATTAGCGAGTGCCGCGACTATCGCCGGATTCACCGGCTTTGCGAGATCAGACTTAGGAAGCGCTGCAACCGCATCACTGGTAGATACCCCCGCGAACTGCCCCACCGTAGGCCCCAACGTCACGCACGTCGGAGCTGCCCCGGCCACAGTATTCGACATGCCCGAATCGCAAGAGACAACAGCCATCGTCCGCGAAGGCGAAAGGAACCCGTTTAGCGGCTCCCCATACCGCGCCTTTGAGAGAATTTTGCAAGAGTAGTAAGTCGGTTCCCGCCCAGCACTCGCGTCTCCGGGAAGGCAGCCAAGATTTACCCACGACCCATACCCTTGATTCTCACTACCATCCCAACTGTGGTAAATCCCCTGCAAACAAGCCTGCACTGCGGCTTCCGGCGTCGCACCTTGCACCTCGCCATAGGGACCGCAATATCCACTACCAATTTCCCACGCCCCAACCCCTTTCACGAGCTTTCCATCGACGGCGTCCGCAGACGGCGAAACCGACGTAGACGGCGTGCTCGGGAACACCCAGCGAATCAGGCCGCCAAGCGCTACCTGTACGCCCGCGCCAACTACCGCACCGATCGCTAAGCACGCGGCAATACCCAGCATCCCGCTTCCCACCGTGCAAGCGGCTGTCGCCATTCCGCCCGCGATCGTCCCGCCTACACCCGTGATCGTGTTGATATGCTTGATCGTCGCTTCCGCTACAGCGCCCAAAACATCGTGACCACGCTTCGCTTCAGTTGCAGCAATGACGCCCGCCAACTGCATTGACGCACGCGATTCCGTCTCAACCGTAACGCGATCAAGCGGTGTAGTCGCATCAGTAGCCTCGACAATGCGATCGAGTGGCCCGTTGGGTTTGGCAGTCGTCCCAGGCTCCATCACGATATTTCCGTGCGTGTCAAAGCGGACAAGCGCCTTAGGTGCCGGTACCGGGCCAGCCGCACTCGCCGTCGCCAACGTTGCGAACAGCAGCGCCACGATGAGAAAGTGAACGAGACTCATGACATCAATATCAAGCCGGCCGTGTACAAGGTGACGACCGTCACCGCGAATTCGATGTAGTACAGAATCACGATCAACTCTCCGAAGCAGAATCCACGAAGCGACGCAGCGCGCGCAGACCGAACGCCATCGCCAACACCAGAAGCACCGCGCTACCCACTGCCATACCCGCTTCAATGCCACCCGGGACAGGCGCATCGCCGGTTGCCCCGTCACCGACGAGCGTCAGGTGTGCGACCTGCTGCACACCGGCCGAGCCATCCGACAACGTGCACGGAACTTGAGCGTTTGACGCAGCGGCACCGGAAGCAGCACCACACACCACTACGTCGATTCCCTGCGCCATACCCCCTCCAATGAAAAACCCCCGGCGTGCCAAGGCATACCGGGGGCCTGTCGTGCCGCTCGATCAGCGACCGATGAAGCTGCGCACCGTGCGGTAGCCGAACGTCACCGCCGCCAGCGCGAGCACCGCCGTGCCGACGAGAACGACGTTCGGGCCGATGCCGTTGATCGCGCTCACGACCCCCGACACGTCCATCGTCGGCGTACCCGCATCCGCCGCGAATGCGCCCGCGCTTGCGATCGCCGTAGCTGCTGCTGCAAACAGTTTCTTCATGTTCTTTCTCTCTCAGGTTCCGGCCCAATCAGAAAGAGCCGTTCGCGCGGGCCAGATGCGAACAGCCCGAATTCCTTGACGGATTACGAAGCGGCGGACGCAGCAGCCTTGGCAGTGGGTCGACCGAACGGAACGAGCGAGACGATGCGCGGCTCCAGCTTGCCTTCCATCGACTGTTGCAGCGCGAACTCCGCGAGGTAGTCGCCGGGTTGCGAATCCTTCAGCGCATTCGGCAGGTTGATGGTGCCCACAAGGATTTGCTTACCCTCGCTGGTCTCCTGCTCCAGCACGCATTGCGCCGTGTGGATTTCCCACGGTTGGTTGGTGCGCTTCGAGATACCACCGCGCGGGACCACTTGCAGAATCGTCAACTTTTGCTTGCTCATCTCGGTTCCTTTGATTTAGGACTGCTATTCACATTGAACGGAGCCGCGTGGACTCCGCATGCATGCGCGACGAACGCGCTAATCGAAAAAGGTGGACGCTAAGTCAGCCGTCCACAAAACACCGCGTCATCCGAGGGTGAGTGTCGACGCGGCGCACTACAGGGGAAACGGGTTGCGAGGCTGGGAGACTTCCACCGGGACCAGCGTACAGAGCTCCGGTTTGCGGCCTGCCCGTAACAGCTTGGCGCGGGCTTTTTCGCGGGCACCCTCGACACCCCGGGCGCTCACATTGATTACGGCAACGCGGTTGTTACCGCACTGCGTGTAGGCATGAACTTGGTACTTCGGCACCACTCACCCCCGCTCTATGTGTTCTCAAAATTGGGGACAAATTCTGTCCATCCCCCGACCCTGTTAGACTGCGGTTTTAGCAAGAAGCCAATTACTTAGCAATTTCCTAAATCCAAGTATCTAGGAAAATGCTAAATGGGTCAAGGGAAAGTTATGACGATTGCAGAACTGCTCGACGCCGCGAAGCGGGCTCAAGGGAGCCTGATGGTTGTCGCGGAGAGGCTGGGAGTGCCGCCTTCCAAGCTGTCCGAATGGCGGAAGGGCAAGTACAAGCCCGACGCGACGCACATCGCCGAGCTTGCCGAACTGGCAGGACTGCCCGTGTTCGAAACGCTCGCGGCGATCGAAACGACGCTTGAATCTGACCGGGCGTCAGTATGGATTCGTGCTTTGGGAAACCTGCGTGCGGCGGGTGTAGCGGCGACTGTGGTGCTTGGCGCTACCGCCGTGGTGAGTTTGACTTCAAAACCGGCTGACGCGGCTGAAAAAACCCAAGAAAACAAAGACTTGGCGCGCCCGGCTGGGATCGAACCAGCAACCCCTGCCTTCGGAGGGCAGTACTCTATCCATTGA